CTGTCCTTATTATAACAAAAGAAAAGAGGTCATGCAATGGTAATGGCTATCGCAGTATTAATAATCGCTATCAATGTTTATCTATATAATAAGGAGAAATAAAATGGAATATGGAAATAAAATTTTTGAAATTTACAATAAACCGTTTAAATATCGTAACAGTTCATCAACTAACTACAATAAGGTTAGAGCTAACGGTATCGAGCCAAACACAAAATTTGTAGTTAATAAAGCAGCAAATATTAATTGCGCAGTATATCCTCGACACGGATCAATTGAAAAAGTTTTTTACTGGGGTGATAGAAAAATCACTCAAGCGACTGCTGAAAAATGTTGTGGGTATTTTAGAGAGTGATATCTATAACTGACGCAAAAAAAGTCTCAACAATTTCAGATAAAACAAAACAACCGCCCTCAATTAGAGAGCGGTTTCGTCTTATCTAAAGGAGTTTTACCTCCATAATTTTTTGCTACCGACATTTATGTCGCTCTGTTGGTTTACATATCTGTTGCATCAATTAAGTAAGCATCTTCTACCCACTGATTAGATTGAGAAGCGTTAATACGTGACCATCCATTTACTTTTTCGTAGACTCTTACACGAGTTCCTGACTTGATAAATTCTTTATCAGCACTGCTTGCGTTTGGTTTAGACTCTACATAATAGTCTGTGCTAAGGGTCGCTTCGTAGTATGGTACATTTGAGTTGTCTAGCTTAGTATTAACATCTAAACGCTGATTAAAGCTAACTGCTTCTTGCGGTTTATCTGCTTTTGGTACAGTCACTTGACTATTGTCGTCAGCTAATAAAACGATATTTTTATCTAGCCCCCCAGCGATTCCGACGCTTGTAAATTGCCACCAGCGCACGCCGTCAATTGATGGGAAATAGTCCCAAAGTGGCTCTGTTCGTACTTCGTAGTCTGGATAACCTGCAATCCAAATACTATTTGGGTATTTAGCAATAATCTGCTGATAATCAACATTATTAAGTGTAAATGGCTTATAGCTGTAGTAAATAGGCTTGTAACCAGCGCTAGCGATTTTATCCATAAATGCAATAACTGCATTTGTGTTAGCTTGCTTGTCTGCGCTTGCGGAATCTTCATAGTCAATGACTAAGTATGATACTTTTTTGCTTGGTAAGTTAGACAAAAATAAGTCTGCTTCCCGTTGCGCTAAAGCACTATCACCGCCAAAACGTCCAAAGTGGTAATAGCCAATTGGGTCGCTTGTGTTTGCTTGTTGTTGATGTCTGTCAGACAGCCAAGCAATTGACTCGGATACCTTGATAATCGTTTTTGTAGTGCCCGCCTGCTGACAAGTCGTTGTTAAATCTGCTTGTTGATAAGCTGATACATCGATAAAGTAATCACCTTTATTTAAACCAGTATTACCGGTTACAGTAACAGCGTTTTTAAAGCTTTTTGGTCTAAATGCAGTTGGATACGTTGCGGAGTATGGAATTTTTACAAGGTTGTATGCACCGTTAGCGCCACCTTGGTTTTGTCCCAAAAACCAGCCACAACCCCCGCCTGCATCGCTGTCAAAAATTGCTACATGGCTGTAAGGCGTTACACCGTCAACAACCATAAAAATAGCAACATCACCAGCTTGCATAACTTCCACTTCATCAAAATAGTTTAAGATACCATTTTCGTGACGTTGCTCCCATATATCCCTTGCGTATCCTGTATTTGTACAGTTTGCGTATGGCAGTCCTAGATACTTACAGTAATCTGCATAACCGTCCCAGCATTGTGCACCGAACGAACCATCAATATCATAAGCGTTACCATTTGACCTGCTTTTATATTCTTGATAAGTTGCCATTTACTCCTCCTTTCCAAAAAGTAAATAAATCGGATAACTAAAAAAAGCAACCACTGCAAGCGGTATGTACAGTATTGCTATTGCTAGTACCATTGCTATTTTAGTGATTGCACGCATGTCCCCTCCTATTTTTTTGGCTCGTGGTAAGTCAATGCTTGCTCACTGTCTGAAAGACCTTCGGTTGTTGGGTCTGTCACAACTCCAAGTAATACCAAAAGCGTTACTGCTGTGTTTGCAATATCCGCAATATTTGACGGTAATTTAATACCTAATTGTTGCGCTAGCAAAAATATAGCTCCTAAAATAGCCATCAAAGTTACTTTGTTTTGTAGTCGTAATTTTAAATTAATCATGTTTATTTCTCCTGTTAAATAATGTTTTTATTTGTTCCTTGTTGACAATGATGTCGTCTTCTGTTTTCCCGAGCCGTTGCTCGTGGATGTCTAAGATTTTGTGTATTTTTTCTCGGTCACGCTGTGAGTCTTTTAGCTCGTAAGCCAGCTCTTTTATCGTGTCTTTGAGGGCGCTCATTGTATCTTCGTTTTTTTGCATAGCAGTTTTAAATGGTTTAACAATAAACGCCCACAAGCCAAGTATCGATAAAATAGCGCCACAAAGTGCGCCAATCTGGATAACATCAATATTCATTCGCTACCTCATTCACTTTTTGTGCCAATTTTAGACACTTCAATTAGTTGACGCACTTTTTCACGACAAAATGCTGGAACGTCATCAATAGTAATCCACCCTAGTTCAATCTGCATTGCAAAGTAATTAATCATCATTGTTTTTTCTCCTTTTTTGTTTTTAAATATGTGTACTGCTATTTTCGCTAGCGTTGTTAAGCGTTGTATCATTCAATTTCCCTCCGTCAGCCATTGTCTTAATCAAATCGTTAACAGTTGCTGACATCAGTTTAATCATATTTTCCGCTTTATCTGATTGCGCCTTTGACTTAGCAATTGCGTCATTAATTTTTTCAAATTGTTCTGCTTCTGCTTTGTCTTTGTAAAGTTGCTCAAAGATAAGCTTTTCACACGTTTTTAAAGTTTCAGCAAATTTTTTATCATTTTCTTCTGCTGGTAGCGTCACTTCAAAATTTGCTTTAATCGTGCTAGACGTAAATGCTAAAATCGCTTTAGTCTCTTTTACACTTTTATCTTCCAGTAAAACTGGGTATCTATTCAAAAATTCAAGCATAATTCCTCCTTTTAAATTATCCAATTAATTTGTCCTTTAACATTAACCGCCCATTTTGATGGGTTGAACCATAAAATACGACCATCTGCACTAACTTGTACATTTAATACATTTAATTGCACAGTCCACGCAGTAACCGCAAACATCATTTCGTTTGGAATTAAATTCGTTGGCATGGAACCGACCGTAAACTGGTTTATTCCATTTGTTGCAAAGTCATATTTAATAGTGACCATGCTACCAATTTTCCTGTAATTAAAACCGTTGCCGATGTATTGCCAACCAGTATCTTCTACCGCTGGTGCGGATTGCGGTAAGCTATCTTTTTTAGCGTACTCACTCCAACCACTCCATGCCCCGTTTTCTAGCACTCGTGTAAAAATGGTTTTGTTCGTGCGGTCATAAAAATGCTGGTAAGCGTAATTGGCTGTCTCGTGTCTTACAACAGTTACATAGCCAGGGCCAGCACCACTTGGTCTGTTAGCACCTCTAAATACACAATAAAAACCTGTGTCTTGCAAGCTATTTAGGTCAGTGTCGTCATGTCTAAAAGAACCACCATTGTTAAGAGCAAGTTGTTTTTGTTGGATTGGCTTGCCACGGGCGTATATATCTCCTGCTGCATCAATTGACCCACGCTCCCACTCTTTACCAATTGCTACTCCTGTTGTCTTGGGATTACCACTATCTTCTATTTCTACTGCTACAAATTTTGCAAGAAGAGGTACTCGTTTAGTATCATTAGCCCCAAAACTGTCTGAGATAGTCCCGTAAATATCAAATGATTGATCAGACGGGAATTCACCACTAAGTACAAAATTCTGATTGATGAGTTGGTATTTATCTGTATAGGTCTTACTTGCTTCAGAAGTATCAATTTTGAACGTTTTAGTGCCAGTTGGCGCCGTCTTGAAACTTAGCGTCATTTTATTTTTTTGCAGCTTATTAACAGTTAATGGACTAACTGATGCATTAACAGTTACAACGATTTGTGTGCCATCAGCACCGCCGCGCTGGGCGCTAAAATCTAGTGCTATGCCGCTATACGGTAAAACATTTATTTCGGTTGTTACAGGGTCAGATACACGCCCTCTGCTATCTGTAACTGTTGCTTTAACGGTAGCTTTACCTTCAAACTTTAAAATGCCTAGCAAGCCACCGTCTGACTGAGTAGATTGGTTTTTACCAACAATTTCAGCGTAGAAATTTTGGATTGTAGAGCCGTAAATCCCATTCGCACCATTAAATACAACAGTTGGATTAGACACAATTTGCACAAAATTATTAGAACCTACTAATGCAGATGCTTTTTGATTTGTATCCGATAAAACAAGACTAGAAATTTTAGGTTTTACACTGTCCGGTAAAGTCAGATAAAAAATAGCGGTCGACGTCCCAATGACCGATCCATTTGACTTAGTGTCAACGTAAATTGTCGCTGGTGTGCTAGTAGCGTTCGGAATCGTATTAGCCCAATCTAAACTTGTTTTAAAAGTTGTTGAACCTTTTATGTCACTAGCAACAACCCCTGTTATACCATTCACATTGTATCTGACATCGTGTGTAAAATCACTTGAACTTTGATTGATATTAACATTTAGCGTATCTCCAAAATAGCCACTGCTAACCGATACTGCGCTGGTGCGAGGTATTTTCGTAAGCGTGAATTTTTGATCTGGTATCGTCAACGTTCCGGGTGCGTATCCGCCTGGACCTAATAACTTAGCGGCAACAACGACCGTTTTGTTTCCATCTGCATCATGCGGAACTCTGATTGTTTTGTCAATCAATAATTGATTGCCGTTAAAACCGATAGAGGAAGGTGCGTTAAAGTCATATTTAGCACCCACCCAAGCATATCCACCGAAGTTATACTGAGCATAACTGTTAGTACCAGAAGTCAAATAGAGCCTAAATCTTACTTGACTACTATTGTCTGCAACCGACGTTGAAACCTCGTCAACAATATAAGTTAAGCGATAACTCCTGTCAGAGTTACTATAAAAAGTTGTCATCTATCCTCCAATCCCTCTAATTTTCTTGATTTGTAAACGCCCCTTCGAACTTTCTTCAAACAAAAAGCTTCCAATACGAAGCCGCAAAGTGAAAACACCAGACTCGATTTGTAGATAACCTTGACTAATAAACGCAGTCTCAGTGCCACCTGAATAAAAAGCTATGCGATCAGTTGTTACTCTCACCGACGATGTACCATCTTTCATTTTGATAACTAAACCATCATTTGAGTATGACATATACTGCGTAATGGCTTCTGTAACAAGTTGTACATTTTCGAGCTTAGCCAGTATCTGAACAACTCTATTAGCGTTTGAAATCATAGTTTGCTCTGATACTTTTTGACCATCTTCTATTTTTTTAATTTGATCAAGTAACTCTTTTGCTTTATCTTGTACTTCTTGCAAACTTGCAGCAGCTTCAAGATTAGCTTTCATCAAACGCTGTTCTTCCGCGATAGCGTTTAACTGCTCAACAGTAAAAGCACCATCGGCTTTTGAATCAAGATTACTTGCTTTATCAGCTTCCGATTCCTGCCAATCGCCTGTCTTGTTACCTCTGACAAGCATAAAGCCACCAGTACTAAAACTACCTTGTTCCGATGACACCATCGCAAACCGTGGTCTAATCTTACCTGTCTTAGTTGGTGTAAAGGTGATTTCAAAACGTCTGACATTCGAGTCAACATTTTTTATGATTGCTTCTCTTGGAGTATCGCTAGTAATAAAACCATCTGCTATATCATAGAGATAAAAATATAAATTCCCAGCTACCTCACGTTTAACATAAGCGCTAAAAGTGTATGTCACACCTTGCTCAACCATAATGTCTTTTGCGTGTGATACCTTTTGGCCACTTATCCATTTTTTAAATGTAAATGGATAATTAGAGATGTTTTCATCTTCTAGTGTTGCAGAAGTAAACCAGTCTTCTCCGCTAAATGACTTAGTACCATTGATTAGGTTATTAGTTCCAACGACTACCGTCCCAATCATATCAGTCCAGCGATATTTTTTAGGGTCGTTTGAGTCTATTGCATCGTAGTCAGTATATTGCCCAATGTAGCGCTTGTTTGCGCTATCGGACACACTAAAATCAACTGTCCCATCTGCGCTGTTTGCATAAGCAACATGCCAGTAAGGCGTCTTCCCGTCTACTCCAGCGGGCCCTTGGATACCTCTTGCACCATCAGCACCTTTTATCAAATTCCACTTGTACTTTTTGGGGTCATTTGAGTCTATGACATTGTCATCAACATACATACCTATGTACGTTTTGCCAACGTTATTAGAGACACTAAAGCCAGCTGTCCCGTTCTCGTCAAGGGCGTAAGCAATGTGTGTGTACGTTGCCTTCCCGTCTGCTCCAGCAGGACCTGGAATGCCTTGGTCACCTTTTGGTCCTTGCAGTCCGTTTACACCGGGCGGACCTTGTGGTCCCGGTGCACCGTCTTTCCCGTCTGCACCGTCCTCCGTGTCTGTAAATGATATTTGTGTACTTGCCACAAGCTCCTCATTTAAATACGCCTCTACTGTCACGTTCAAAACGTGGTTAAAGTCGCTTGCCTTAACGATTAGCGATGGCCCAACATCAATTAGCGAGTCACCATTTTTATAAAAATAAACAGCATCGTAATCTTTCCCATTTTTTTGCAGGTTAGGCGTTAATACAGACTCACCAACCCCATTTTTAAAAGCAACTCCGTTTGAAGTCGCTAGTTGTATATCGTATGGAATTGACTCATCGTATAGACGCAACATATCACTAATTAAGTCGGAAGCTAACTGACTTTCTTTTTCGACAAAATTGCTGAATTTAGTTTTGTTAGAGCTGGGATTTGTTATGGATATTTCTTGCTCAGTAACCCTCGCTGTGAGAATTAGCGGTGGCTCGTATCCGTCGTCCTGTATTCGCACAACATCACCAAGTTCTAAATCAACATATCCATCGACTTCATAAGTGACAGCTGGATAAGCGTGTGCTTTTAAATCTTTTAAAGCAGTTGATATCAAGACATCCTGACTGTCAGTCTCAACTTCCATATCCTTACGAATCCAGTTGTCTCGTGTTTCGTTACCAGTCAGTACAGATGGATAGCGATCTCGTGACAAAGGAGCATATAAAAAGCCGTTTTTGAGATAGTATTCTACTTTCCCGTTTTCGTCTTTCCACTCTTTGTAGATAGAGTTATCGATATAGATGATTTGCTCTTCTTCATATGTTTCTGTTTGCGCCTCTTGTACAACTTCTTCGTACGATATCTGTGTTCCGCCAGTGATTTGCTGAGTAGTCGCACCATTGACAGACATACCTTGCGCTATTTCACGAGGGTAACATACTGTTTGTAATCCAGATGCGAAAGAGTTAATGTCATATGAGTTTTCGACAACATACATGCGACCAACAAAGTTTTGCTCCAAAACAGTAACTCTGGTCTTGGACACACTCTTGATAATCCCTGTGTGTCCCCATTGTCCTGTGTAAAACGGTGCGCCAAAGTTAGCTTTAACACTATAGATACCGCCCGCTTGCAGATTGCTAGCATTAGGTGACCTCTCTAGCTTCCAACCATACGCCCCCCAGTTATAATCAGTACCGATTAAAGCAGCAGCCATGCCACCGCCAATTCGGCCACGTATACCACCAATTGAACTATCAATCCAAGCTCCATCTAACTTCTTAGCGTACCAGCCTGATAAAGCGTAACATTGCCCTGAGCCGATTCTACGACCTTTAAGTCTAGTAGCTTCGTTTAGTGCTTGTATTGTCTTAGTAGCTCTTCTAGCTACGTTTACAGCCGTTATGGGCTGTACTGGCGTTTGCCACAGCTTATCAATCGTATCTAGGATATTCCCAGTTACTTTATTAATCCCATTTCGGATATTAGTCATCAAATTTGTGTAGCTTTGATATTTTGCTTCTGCGTAGTTATATTTAGCACCACCAGCTGTAAAAAGCCCTTTTGTATAGTCTGCTATATTCTTTTTGCCAACGACATTATAAATCCCTTGTTTTGCTAAAAGATAAGTATAGTCTTTTAAAAAGTCATCTACACTTGCATAGTGCATGTATGTCCCGCCCTCGTTTGCGGGACGAGCCATACCAGTTGTAACCTTAACACCACTTGGTCTAGTTTGCGCTCCGCCTGTCATACCTGCCCAGTTGTTGTCACGCCTACCAACCGCCGAGTCTCCCCAATAGCTCTCTAAATAAAGTTGCGTGATGATTCCGCTTGGCAAAATATTATATTGCACTGCGTAGTTAATAATAGCTTGTACGTTAGCTTTTTTGATCGTATGACCATAATACTTGAGATCTCCGCCTAGATACGTGCGATTTGAACCAACCGTTTTAGTGACTTTACGAGTTACAGGATTAGAAATAACACGCTCGCCTTTAACAGTTTTTTTGCCGTATGGTCTAATAGCGTTATAAATCTGGCGCTTGTCAACTGTTTTCCTTATCCCAGAAATATTTTTTTGATAGCGTAATATCACGTCGGTCTTATCACGACCTACACCATAAGATTTGCCCTCCTCGTATTCTTTGTAAATATTAATGATGAGTTGCTTAAACGTGTGATTGAAATTAAGCTTTGTCTCAAACTCAATTTCCGCGTCAAAATTATTAGCAATCGACAAAAGACGAGCTAACTTAGTTTCTTGACTAGTCCATTCCAAAGTAAGTTTTTTGTCCTTAACTTCGTTTGTGCCAACTGTCAAAGCCCCCCAGCTCAAAATGTCAAACTGCACGAGATACTCTTCGAACGACATCGCTTTAGTTGCTTTATATGCGTTACAATACTCGTTTAGCAACTCTAAATTAAGGTTTTCGCAATAACAATCAATTTGTTTTTCATCTTCATCAATTTTCATGATGTTTAACAATTGTACTTTACCTTTGTGCACAAAAGAGACAAATGCTTGATCGTTTAGTACGTGATATTTATGACTAAGTGGGCTATCGCCAAGCAAATCTTTTTTATAAACGGAGAATTCTAGTACAGACGAGCCAGTCTTTTGCTTTCTATACCACTTGTGGTTAAAGTAATTCAAAGCTCCTTGTTTATCATTATCCAAAAAAAGGACAGGTTTTAAATCCGGTCCATGAATTGTTAACATTTATTTGTACCTCTCTTCAAAATCAATTGATATATCAGGTAGCGCTGCGACCCAGCTAGACAAGTGTACGACTAGTTCTGACTCTCCTGGCGGAATCGAAATCATCTTAGAACCTAACACCACATCTTGTATTGAATCGATATCTTTTGTACTTACAGTGTCATTTTCAAAATTAATGATAACCTCATCCCCTGGTTGGTACTTATTGACAATATTGTTGTAATGAGACACTCCCATTTTTTCAAAATTGACTTTTTCAAACAGGTTGTAGTTGATATATTTAGAGCTATCACTACATGTCCCCATTGCAAGATGTATCTTGCGAGATTTTTTCCCTTTAAGGGACGGAACAGTTACATGATGATGCGCACCGTTAAAGTAAATACGGAACTTATCTTCTTCCCTGAAAATCTCCACTGCTCTGCTTCTATTCATTGAAAAAGGATTGTGATAATTTCTGTCTGCTTGGAATTTAAACTGCTTATAAAATCTCCAGCCAACCCCGTCATCATCAAGAGCAAAAAAATTGTATTCTGTTTCAAAACCATTTTTGCGTTTGTAAGTTTCGATTCCATACAAAAACTCGTCATTACCTTCATCATCGATTCCCGTTACACAAAGCTTTAAAAACCCTTTTTGATCCTGCGCAGTAGCAATAAAAATCTGTTGCCACCACAAATGTTCGTTCATCGTATACTCTCCATTTGAATCAGGATTGATAATAAACGTTCGAGTCCCAACGTGCTCGGTGTAGCCGGGTGTAGTGCCTCTATTTCCAATAACAACATATTCACCACCTTTACCGGAACCTAAAATGTTATCAATGCGCATCCGTTTAAGTTCTGTGTCATATGTTGGTGGCATATGATTAAGTTTGGCGACGTTTGGCGCACCGTCCAAAGCTTGTGCTATCGCTTTTGAGTAATCAAAAAGGACTTCGTTGCGATGAACGATAGTCCCGTCTTCTTCTTCAGGAGAACCAACTGCAAATGCTCCAGTCTCATTTGCAATTCCAATATAGCCATTTTCACCCAAGTGCTTAATTCTAAATATCGGAAACGCAGGGGCTGTCCCGTTATTTTTAATCTTGAAGGTCATTTTATTTCCGTCTTGAGTATAGTCTTTAATGCGTCTGTAGGACGTTGAATGAGCATATGCATCTGCAACTATAAACGTTATCTCACCAAAGCCGTTCATCTTGATTTCTTTAAAGTTCAAATCCCCAACCTGGACAGCTAAATAATAGCGTCCAGGTATGTGGCTAAACATCAACATCTTAGGCTTTTTAGAAGATAAAGCCAATTGTAGGGCATCGTAATCTTCTATTGTATTGTATTTTACCCAGAATGGGACTTTTATTACTTTATGCTTAGTTTTCGTTCCAATAAAAATGCTACCATCTTTGCCACCAATTTCTTTTAGCTCCGGGTCGTAGTCTGCGCCACTAAAGACAGTAAAGCCGTCTGTAATAGTAATCCACTTAGTCAATTCGACATCGCCAAAATGACATCTTACAGTTTTGTAATCTACCACCTGTTTATACCTCTCAGTCTTTCTTCTGTCTGTTCGTCAAATTTTTGTCTCGCTGCTATTGGCTTAGCAACGACTCTGGCAAATTCATTTTTATCAAATTGCGCAGACACAACAATAGGTCTATCGGCTAAATTTTTGATGGCAGATAACAAAGCAGCATTGCCGCTAGTGTAATTATCTGTACTAGTCACTTGACTAGATAAATTTTTATTTAAAGTACCTATTCGCTCAAAGCCATTATTTACGTTAGTATCCATATCAAAAGCTAGTTGAGGATTTCCGAATGAAGACTGAATCTCTTCGGCCATTCCGTTAACTAAGTTTTTAACTGGTTTAAATTTATCAACAAGTCCTTGATGCAGACCTTGCATAATTGCGTTGCCGGCTGGAATAAGTAAACGTCTATCGTAACTTATTGGTCCTTTGTGATCTTTAATCCACCCTGCAATATCTCCGACAAAATTTTGAATATCTCCCCAGACATCCTCTAAACCTCGTAAAAAACCTCGCATGATAGCTCTACCTGCACTCAACAAATCAATCGATTTGATTGCATTGATAAGCTTTTCACCAATATTGTTAGCTGTTTCGTTTATTTTACCTATGACACTCAGAATCCCTTTAACAAAAGTGATGAGTAACTGAACTCCAAGAGCTAGCACTTTAGGTAGATTACTTGCTATCGCTCCTGCTAAAACCGCTATGAGTTTTCCAACAGTAATAACGATATCAGGTAATCTTGCTATAATCCCTTGCACTAAGTAACTTAAAATTTCAAAACCTTTTTTTAAAATTGCCGGGTAATTTGCTTGCAACATTGATATAAAGCTTGATATCACAGATACTGCCGAGGTTGCTATTTGAGGTAAGTTAGCTAATATTCCATCTATTAGATTTAGAACGAGAGTAGCCCCAGCTTGCAAGAGTCCAGGTATACTTTGCATTACAAAAGATACGAAATCTGTAAATATTTTTCCTGCCACTGTTAAAAATGCAGGATAGGCTGTTAGAAATCCGTTAACAAAGCTAATAATAAAGCTAATGCCAGATTGCATTAGCGACGGACCGCTTGTTTGCATAAAACCAACAATTTTAGGTATTAGCTCTGAGAAAGTTAACGAAATAACCGAACCAAATCCTTTAAAAACATTTGTTAGCATTGGTATAAAGTTATTCAATACAAAGTTGCTTGTTGTATCAAACAGCGCTTTTAGCGATGGTTTGATATCCTCACCTAAAGCCATTTTCCCCAGCAAGTTTTTCGAAGCTGCTTTCATAGCTTCAAACGAACCTGTGAACGTTGTTGCTGCCTCTTTAGCGGTTGTCCCGGTTATCCCTATTTTCCCTTGAATAGCGTGAATAGCTTCATATACATCTGAGAGATTTGAAATGTCATATTTTTTTCCAGTTAGCTTTTGGGCATCTGAAAGCAAACGTTTCATCTCTTCTTGCGTACCGCCATACCCGAGTTTTAGATTGTCCAGCATCGTGTAATTTTGCTTCGCAAAACCTTGATAAGCATACTGAATACTTTCCATAGATGTACCCATCTTGTTAGAGTTATCAGCCATGTCTATCATAGCCATATTTGCGACTTTTGCCGCTTTGGCCGTATCCCCTCCGAGCGACTGAAGCAAACTAGCACTAAAGCCGGTGACACTTTCCATATACGCATTCGCTGATAATCCAGTTGTTTTATAGGCTTCGTCTGCATATTTTTTTACTAAATTTGCGTTGCTTTTGAAAAGGGTTTCTACTCCTCCAAGCGACTGCTGAAGCGCCGCTCCTTCTGAAATTGATGACGATATTGCTTTTGTGACCATTTCGCCTATTTTAGCAGCAGCAATGACACTCCCCAATATCCCAATCAATTTACCTCCTAATAGGCTACCTGCAGAGCTCCCTGCGCTTGACGCTTCTGGGTCTAACGTCTTACTTATAGATCCAGAGATTCCTTTAGCCGACGGCATAATCTGCACGTAAGCTTGTCCTAAGTTAGTAGCCATCAGCTATCACCTCCAAACCCAAGAATGTTATTTCTAGTTTCTTCGAAATCCTTGCCACTGCCGAATGAAACAACTTCACTATCTTTGTGTTGATTATCAAACATTGTTGAAACCATTTCTGGTCTATTTTTACCTTTTTGGCCATCTGTCGTTTTCATCCAAATGAGCATTCCAAGTCTGTCAAACATCCCAGCTAGTATTCGTCTTTCAAATGAGACTCTATTACCTGAAATAACTCGATTGATTCTTGATTCTTCTCTCAAGCCTAAAGAAAAAACAGCTACTTTTAGAGGTGGTAGCTGTTTGTAATCATATATGTGATAAGTTTCAGCTAAATCACAGACAAGAGCATCTTCGTCCATTTTTAGCATTGTGGCAAGGGCTATTATTTTTTTAATTGACCACTTTCAAAAATTTCTTTCACTTCTTCCATCAACGCCTCCGTCGAAACAGTCCCGTCGCTAGCGCGTAAATGATTTTTTAAACTTTCTACTTGGTCACCTAGCAACAAACGTAGAACTTTCGGTAAAGACAGCGGATTGCTTTCTAAATCCGCTAGTGCCTCTACTAATTCATAATTTTTTAAACGCGATTCTTCAATCTTATATTCAAAACCTGACGATGTTTTCATTAACCAGCTCCTTTTATATATTCATAGTGAGTGTTTCCTTCTGCATCAGGAAACGCTTGTAACGTTGTCTCATAACCAGCCGCTTCGTTATCGACATACTTAATTTCACCAACTTCGGATACTTTCCCTTTTGGTATTACAATACGTTTAACTGTATTGTTTTTCAAAATCATCTCGATAACCAAACAATGTTCCTCTAGTGGTTTTGAATTTGATTTAACAGTAATCCCGGCTTTAAGGTCTCCAGTTACATTATCTTTGCCATAGATTTCTTTGAGTACTTCAATATTCAATGCTTCAATCAATGTATATGTAAATTTATCTGCTTTACTTTTTTGTGCAGATTCTACAACATCGCCACCCCACGCTTGGATCTCTTCTGATTCTCGTTTATCTTCGTTTGATAAGCCGTCTTCGGAAATGTACCCTAATGACTTAAAGGCTTCATTTAACTCTGATGCTGTGTCTTTGGGTAATTCTGTTCCTAGCGGCGCAGTATAAATAGCACCACCAATTTTAGGTTTAGCCGTAGTAACGTTTGATGAATTTGCTACCATATCTCCTCCTTAATAATGATTAATGTCAAATACAGCTTGATAGCGATAGCGCTTAGTTGCTGTATCTGTAAAATTGTAGTCAGCGTTAAGATGTACACCAGAAACTTGTGGCAAGACATCAAGCTGCTCAATTACTTGCTTTACTTTGTCATTAAGTAAAGCCGCCTCATACAACGATTCGGCATAACTTTGAAAAGCAAACGTGGAACTTAGCAAATGATTTTGCTTAGCCCCGCTAGTCTTTTCTAAGATGATGAATCGTGCAGGTTCATCTTTTTGATGTTCAAAAAAAGACGGCACATCTAAATGCTCGTCTAAATATTTTTTGATAATTACTTCAATCAATCATCGCACCGCCTTCAACAATGTGTTGTTTTTTGAGTTATCTTTCTTGGCCTTTATGGTTTTAGCACTGACCATAGCATTAGCCCTATTTTTCCCGACATGGATATCTTGGGCGTAACCATCGCCACAACGTTCTCTGATGGCTGTGGCCTTAGTGGTTAATACCTGCTGCATTTCTGATGATTTCATCAATTCAGCAACACCAGCTTTATTGAGCTTGAATTTAAACTTACTCATATCTTTCCACCATAACTTTCTTATTCCATTCAAGCGGAATAAGCTCTTCAATACCTTCAAGAGCTAGGCCGACAGTGCGCCACTTTTTGTCAAAAAAGCGAACCTCTTTATCCTCCCAATCATGCTTATCTCCTTTTGGAATTGCTAAAGTGTAAACAGCTTTTTTCCCTGAAAGGCTAAGCTGGCTTGTTATGTCATCGCTTGTTGATGGCGATACAAGGACATTATCGACAGATATTTCTTTATCTTTTTTTATTGGATTTCCGAAAGGGTCTATATCGATAGTTACTTTATCTATCAAAGTAATCGTTATCCCTCTTAATTTCCCCATAAAGCTCAATACCTCCATACCTCTGCTTTTTTAGACCAAGCCGTTTAAGCTCATTGTCTTTTATAAACAGTCCCCCTCCTGGAACCAAATAAGTTCCAGACCAAGTGTAGCCAAGTGCCGATTGACTTTCTTGCGACATCGGTTCACCTTGTGTAGCAGTCATCAGCGTTCTCGCTACAATATCTACAGTTACCGATTTCAATACAGTAGCAAAGTAAGGAGTTTCCAAAATCATTTCATCTAGATTTTTACCCACTTTACTTGCTTCTAACCTCAACGTGTCAGAGACAGTCTCTAACAAAGCCTCAGCACGCTTGATTTCGTCAACGGATAATTGACGCCATAATAAAATGACGTCATCTGTTGTCGCAAAATTTGTCATAAATTTCCCTTTCTTATTTAGGGAGTAATTCTAATAACTCAGATTTTGTAGCAGACGAGTTATACTCAATTCCTAGCCCTGTCAAATGTTCTTTCAGAGTTTGAACGGTCCAAGATTTTTCATCACTTGTCTGTGTCTTATCTACTGTGTTAGGAACAATCTCCCAGTCGCCTAACAGCGCACAGTCAGTAACGACTACTGCTCCTGTGTTTTTGTCTCTATAAATCATCCTTGTACCTCAACGCGAGAGAATGCTTTCTCATCTAAAATTCCCCATCCTATGAATGCTTCTGTACGGAGCAGGATTTCATTATAAGCCTTTAGATCACGTCCAGAGCCATCTGGGTCTCCATACTCAATGATTTCCATTGGGATATTTTCAGCATAACCCCACTTGAACATATTCTGGAAATCTCCGACAATAGCATGGTCATCTTTAGCTGTGCCACCTTTCATAGTAAGTGTCTTGTTGATGTCTAAAGTCATATTAAAGAAGTTGCTTGGACGTTGCCCGAATCGAAATTCAGGATACATCACATTATCAAATTTATCTTTTCGTTTAGACATATCTTGTCCTGCCTGTGGTGACAAAGCGATACCTGTCACATCATTTCCATTTGCTACAATCGTTGTAACAGCTGCATCAATATTGTCGTCAATTTTATCTGCTTCGTATTTGATGACATTACCAGTCACGACCCCATCAAATGAGTTTGTAGCTTTGAATGAGGCATCTGTCATTGTGCGAGGTTCAAGGCCATGAATAGCTGCAATATCAAAAGCCTCCGCCATTTTTTTAGCAAAACCGTCAGCATAATGTTTTAAGAAATTCAATCGTTTTTCTTCTGAGGCATACTTAAATTCGTCAGTCATACGTGCCTGATAAACAAATTTCAGCGGTTTAATAATTTTAGAAGTGACCTTTGCGGTATTCCCTAATTTTTGCTCACCTTCACCAACAATCTGAGCATTACCATCCAAGTTGAAAACAAATTGTTCTACTCCGTTGAACGGGATTGGTGTTTGACCAGATAATTTCGCAAGCGTAGAGTGACCTTTCACTTTACTCATGATTTCTGTTACTAGTTCTGGTTTAAATAATGTTCCTGCTTTAATTGATTCTGCCATGTTTATTCTCCTTTGTTAACTAAATTACGTGCCATTTCAATCCAACCTGCTTCTTTTTGGTCGGTAATAATCGGCTCGTTTGATTTTGCTGGCGGTTGTGGTTGAGACGGCTTGATAAAAGATGCTAAGCGTTCTGCATCCACTTTGAGCCCGTCTTCATCATCGCCTTGCAAACGATTAGCTAAATCGATTGGTAAGCCATACTGTAACGCTACCTTTGTCCGTAAATTTGCTGTCTCATAACCAGCGATTTGATTTTCCAAAGTGGTAATTTTCTCTGTATAGCTATCAGTGTTTGATTTAGCATCATTCAAAGCAGTTTGTAAGCTGCTGTTTTCGGTTTCTAGTTCTTCAACACGAGTTTTCAGTTGGTCGTAATCTTGATACTTCTCACGTTCTCGAGCAATGCGAGCTTTCACAATCGTGTCCAACTCTTCTTGTGTTTCAATAACTTTAAATTCTGACATATTAACGTCCTTTCTCCTGCTTTCCCGGCAGTTCGGTAGATTTTTTAGCAGTAAAAAAACACCCTTCCGGATGTCGTTTTTTAACAGCTGGTTCTTTGCTTTCTTTTTGGCTTCGTTGTGTAACAAATCCAGTGCGCAAGCAATGCACTGTCCATTAAGCTAATGTCTCTATCATCATAAAGCGATTTATACCCAAAACCACCATTCGAGCCAATTTGCCTTTTTTCGCAGTTTGTAACTACCGCTGTCAAAGATGGCTGGTCGTTGTGGCAGATAGTCTCTTGCATGATACCTTGTTCCCACATCGTGTTAGCTGTGATAATTTCAGCAACTTTAGGCAATTCTGGTTTCTTTAAACCATGCTCTCTCATCTCTTGAGCAAGTAATTCTTGACCGCTTGCGCCATCAACAACAACTTTAGCAATGTCAGCCGATTTCAAAAAGTTAATAATCCATTGAGTTCCATTTCTAACGGATAAACAGTCAATAGCCTCAACAAATACTTTATTTTCTGATGCTCTTGCTGCAATTGACAATGATACGTTGTTACCGTCTTGGCCAAACTTAATCCCAACAAATAACTTACTTTTGAGTTCTGGTACTTGCTCAACTTTTAGTTTAGCCCACTCCTTTTCAGATATAACTGATTTCTGGTTAAATGACGGCCAATATCCTAAGCGCTGGATATTGTGATCAATTTCATCCTCACCTAATTCAGCTTCAATTTTACGCTCATTTAAGTGGTATCCCATGGACGGGTTGGCAACATACCAACTTTTTACGTCATGTATCGGTTGCATTTCGTCAACAGACCATTCTGCCCATCCAGAGTAGCGTCTGTCACCTTTTAAACACTCTTTACGATAAGATTCAAAGACTGTACCAGTAGATACCATGGTCGGTGGCGTTCCACACATAATAGTCATTGGGTTATCGCTATCAGTTACCGTGTATTTCAACGCTGATTCTTGCTCAGCAGTGTATTCTTGCGCCTCATCAATAATTAGTAGGTCAAATCCCTCACCAAGACCTCCATTTGATGTCCTAGTCCTAAACTGGATAACAGAACCGCTAGATTTAAACTCAATACGCTCCTGCCCTTTGGCTTTATTTGATATAAAATCTTCTCCGTCAACATATCCTGACATTTCAAGATATTTTTTTACTTTTTCAAACGAAGAGTGAGAAGTGCTAATTCTGTGAGCAGTATGCAAGATTTTCAATCCTTTATGCAAAGCCCACAGCTCAAGTATGTAAACGACTTCTGTTTTTCCGTTTCGTCGAGGAATAGCGTAGCCGTATTTTTGATGCACCCACAGGTTATCTTCGTTGATAGCCATCATAGGTATGAGCATATTCTCTTGCCACAAGTAGCAACTTAGACCTGTTTTTTTGTAGTAATTGATGGCTTCATGAGCTAGAGTTTTAGCAAAATGTAAATTTACCGATTGAGTAGGTCGCTGATTGCCAAGCTTTGCTTTCGTCTTAGTAACCATACTTTTTTTCCTTTCAATCGTACTGCATGATAACCCTCTCGCTGGGAGACAAACCACCTCCTTGTTTCGAGCATAAAAAAAGCACTTGCAACACTAGCTAAGCGCTTATTAAATGATTTCAATTGATTTGATTTCTGATTCAGAAATTTCTGTATATCCTCTCTCGTTTTTTACGACTAAGACGTCCTCAGAAGTCTCATTTGTATCAGCATCGCAATAGTATGCTGTTCCAGTCCATATCTCATCATCAATGTCAACAAGTGAAATTTTCTTATTATTGTACTGCAATAATTCCATTACTCTCTCCTTTCATGATAAGTTGGAACAATGTGCGATCCGGTCTTTCCGTAATGAATAGTCAGGCCATTTACTAAATTTCCTGAGTAAATATCAATACCTATCGAAATATCTTCTGGTAAATCAATAAGTTCCTTATGAGTCCGTCCCCTTCTATTCTTGATTAATTCACCAGTTTGTTTATACTTTTGATATAAAGCATCGGTATCCACATCATCGAAGAAATAACTCTTACCTTCTCCAGCGGTTGATTTGATATGCCGAGCTTGTTTTTCAGGATTTACCTTATCTAGCCAACTTCCATTTTTAAAGTTTCCTTGGATGTGTGCTTGGTCTTTTAATCGCTCATATCTTATACCATCATTATACTTCAAGTCTTGGAATTTAGCTAGAGAAATAGGGGCTTTTGTACCTAAAATGGATACTATTTCCTTATATTCTTTGATATCAGACTTACGGTTATTGTCTCTGATGTCAATATTCATCTGTTTGCGTCGTTCTAGTATATCAGTAGTTTCTTTTGTCCACTTTTTCGACCATGAATTCTGACGCTTGCCGTTTTTAGGATGATAGTCGATAACACACTGACAATGTTGATGCCTCTTGTAAAAATCTTTTGGTTCTTCGTGGTAAATATACTTACCAGCGAGGCGATCGCACCAATCACAACACTTACCCGTCGATATACGCTCAATGGTCGGTGTCATTCCAGCCTTAGCGTGAAAATCAGCATTGACTCTAATGCAATCATCTACAATTGACTGACTAAAATTAACAATAGGCTCACCAAAGAGCCACTTGACATCGTCAAATACAGGTTCACTCGCCAAACGATTGACTAACCCGTCAATTTTATCTTGATTAAGCGGTGGACGTTGAATTTTTAAACTAATTTTAGCCTGTTTATTTAAATTTTGCTGGACATTTCCTGCATAATCAGAAATTAACTCATAATTATGTCTCAGTATATCATTCACGAGACGATTAGCAATATTATAATACATTTTACCGTCTGGTAATTTATCAGAAGTAACAGAGCCTGTCAGAGTCAAAGATAAAAGTTGTCCGACTTCAATAGCAAACTCATTGACTGTCTTATAAGTCGCTTTTTTAGCTTGCAATTCTGCAAAAGCCTTAGCAACGACCTCACTTTTGCCAAAATGCTTTTCAAAATCCTGTTGAACAGATTTTAGTAGCTTAGGTAAGACATCATCAACCATCAGTTGTCACCTCCGTTGGGACAGATATAGGTTTATCAGCCCCTTTTACTCCCGTTAAATCACGGATAACATTTGCATCCATGAAACCAGGAATAGCTTGATTAAGCTTAATAGCACCATCACCGACAAGAGTTAACATGTTCGCGTCAGCTTCAAACAATGGCTCCCACTTAATTACAGTATCCATGAACTGATTGCGAAGATAAGGGAACTCATCTCTTAGGCAAACCGCAACATAAGCCACATTTAAAAAACCAGAAGAGAAAGAGCGTTGAGCTTTGCGTCCTGCCGCTCTTAAATTCTCATGCGCTGCTTTAATGGCTTCTACTGATGATGGATTGTCAGAAGGGAAACCAAGGTCATCAAGAGTAAGTCCAGAGCCGCCCGCGAATAATGAAGCGTACATTTTTAAATGATCCATGAAAGGGGCCATGCTTGCTGTTGTAAATTGCCCGATTGTTGGTTTGTCTCCATCTTCATCTTTTGATATCTCTAATAACGTCGAAACAGTAGCACGCCATTTTTCCATAGGTTCTGCATCAGGGTCCATTCCAAGGACATACTTTTGGGGGAAGCTATAAAACTCTGCAGTAACTTCCGCACGCTCTAAGGTGCGTTTTGCGGCCTTTTGGTGATACATCCCAGCTTGGGTTATACGACTACGACCGAAGGGACGTACAGCATCTGGCCTATGAATTACAGGGACAAGCAAAGGGTGTCCTGTCGAGTTATCAATGCTATATGGTTTCTCATCTTTGGGATAGTACCAGGTTTTTTCGCCTGTAAAATAAGCTTCTAATGTAGGGTTCTCATTTGAATCCGACTCTAAGACTGCATAACCTTCTGTCAGCAAAAATGTAGTCGGATCAAGAATGCCTGTTGCTTTACTCGCTTCAATAACTTGCATTTTGGGTAGGCTATCTTCATTTCCTGGCATAATATATACAAAGCAACAAGACGCAATTAACGCTGATTGAATAACTGTATCAAAAAAGATATCCGGGTTATTGGCTTTAAATATTTCCCAAGCATTAAAATCATCATTAGCAAACTCTCTAAAAATAATACGGTCTGCTAGACTATCAACTCCTTTTGTGGTCCATTCGATTACAGATCTGTACATTTCGCGTACGCTGTCAGGCATCACAATGCTTCTCGTATTGTCTCTGTCGTCCATTGCATAATAGCGGTATCTTTTGTCGACACCTGTCTTAAAAAGAGCTAACTTCCTCTGAAGATAGCCCATACCCATATAGTTCATTGTTGCTCCTTTATTTTTTGCATAACTAAATCTACAAAGTTTTCTTCGTGAATATCTATACCCTCAACAAGCGCGATTCCTGTAAAACCAAATTCAGACTCATTGTCTAAAATTTCCCTCTTTAGTTTTTTATAGTGTTGTACCAAATTACGTATTTTTTTAGGCTTTTCTGTCACATCTGCGTTAGTATTTAGAACCTTAATTTTCTCTTTCTTTTTATCGGCTCGTTTTTGCTTCATCAATTTGCGTTGTTTCTCACGAATGCCCTTTTTGCGGCATTCTTCTGAACAATATAAACTTCTGTTGGTTTTAGCTTGGAAAGTCTTTTTACAAATTAAACATTTCTTTTTCAATATAATCCAACCTTTAAAAAATTCTAAATCCTAACGCGAGAAAAAATGTACAGTGACGGCGTGAAGCTCGGCCACATAGCCGATCGGGTCTATATGCCCCCTAAAATCAATTCTAATCGATTTTAAGTCTTCTTAATATAAATCATCATATTTATTCTTTAGATGCGTAGGACGTCCAGTCTCGGCTTTGAGGTAAGTTTCTATTTCCTACAACAGTAGCCCGTACGGCTGTCTGATTGATAAATAACTTGTCAGACTTTTGCCTATTACATTGCCAATGTGTCAGCTGTAAATTATCCATTGACGAAGGGTGTCCTCCTTTCGATATTGGAACAATATGATCAATTGCTGCACTTAGCGGATGTGGATACTTCAATGACTTATCTACTGGCCTGCCACAGATACCACATAGGTGGGCGGTTTTTAGCAGCCGGCGTTTATTTTTTTCGAACGCGACCCGGTGGGTACCTTTTTTATCTGCACGCAGTTTGCAACATCCCCTCTTACAATTGTAATAAAAAGCCACCACAATGTGATGACTCTACGACGTCAAGCGTCTCTATTAAAACGATAAACCACGACTCGAACGTTATGGCTATAAAGCCTTCCCCTTATCGTTATAGGAACAGTCGGAATCGAACCGACACAGAACCATTGTTCCCACACCACAAAATAGCAAGTTTGATAGTAGTTAAAGTTGACGACTAAATAAATAGCCTGTTGGTAAATGATTATCTCTTCTTGCTATTTTGATAATACTATTATATGACATTGATTAGTATTTGTGAGTATTATTCAGTCATTTCTAATACTGATATCGTATTATCCAGTATTATTTAGTATCAAATTCAGACTTTCTACACCTTTGCGCTTAATCATATAGTAATTATTGCGATTCATCTCTAATCTGTCGATCGCTTCGTCGTACGTCTGACAATTTACAAATGTAGTAATTAATACATGACGTTGCAGCATGTCAGGTATACGCATAATTAATTCGACAATCTCGCCTTTCCGTTTATCGAGTGTCTGTATTTGCCCATTGTAATACTCACATTTACTAATCAAGCTGACGTTTTTATCTTCTTGTGATTGTCTAATCCCTCCGCTCGTTCGCATGTCTGACCACTGAGGACTTGACAGCAGCGAGTTGCTCGCAATCTTATCACGTTCAAGCTCTTTAATAAGTTTTGGGATTATTCTTAATTCGTTTAATAAAATGTCAGCTTTTGTCTGATTACGACCCATCAAGCTACTCCTTATGATATAATATTAGTAGACAAATATATTGGAGTTGGCTTTCACGAGCGCTTTTTTATTGTTCTCCTTTCTTTTCTCTGCTGACTTATTTTTGTTGTTAAATTGTCGAGTATTAAATTTTTAGTTTTGCGTCAGCACTTTATTTGCAGCATTACGCTTGTATAATCATCTGTGAGCGATAACAGACTTTAGATTTTTATGAAAAAAATGTCGGAGGATATTTCCCTTTCTAAAAATTTCGCTCTATAACTACGTAACGATTATTCCACGCTACGCAGCTGAATACTTACAGAAAGCTTCCAGGGTAAGTTTAACGAGTATTCCAGCTCGTAGACCCACAGAGCCATTGCAGGCTCTTAGGCGCTTGCGTGGGACTTTAATTTGCTTCTGTGTTTAATAGTTTAAAATGCCAAGTTTCATATTCACCATGATAAACGAAGCTTATAGAGTCTGCGTCAACGATCTTATCGCATACAACATATGCTAAATCAGTATTTTTTAAATAATCTTTTTCACCATATTTAACAATAGCAATATCATGTTTTTCACCACTTCTAAAATAATAGCCAGAGGACAAATTATATTTGTCATTGTTAAAGTCATTTGCATATTTTTGGGATATAAAAATTGTTTTTTCATTCATTCTGTTACCTCAAGATATTACATAAACAAAGTCACTATCCAAAGCAATAACAATACGACTAGCGGAGAAATAAACGCTCTTGCAATCACTGTAGCAAAATCTTCATCTGTATTTTTTTTAGAAGCAAAAGGACTAATTAACACATTGATTCCTACAGCTTGCGGTAAATTGATAGATGGTACGCCATCAATTGTTGATAAAATGTTATTCCAACCGTATTTAATAACAAATCCAGATAATACTAAGCCGAACGGCAATAGAACTAAAGCTATAATAAAGTTCTTTTTAGCATCATTTTTATTTTTATCATAATTCATAATTTTTATTTAACTCTCTTTCATTCATTTTCTACATCTTTTCTAAACTGCCAAGCCCAGTCAAAATCTTTGCGGATTTCGGATTCGGTGACGTTTCTAATATTTTTGTATTCCTCTAATTGATCTTCATATGCTTCAATTAATTTTAGTTTCTTGTTTACCTTTACTAAAATTATTTTTAAATCACTATTCGGATTTGGTATCTCAACCGTATACAGCTTCTCTTTTTCGATTGTGTAGCCATGCATCCAAGCACTAATAAAATCATTGTGGTGGTCAATAGCCCAAAGCCACACATCATGATAATAGCCACCTCGGTTATCAGAGGTGAGATTATCGTACATATCTATTGCAGACGCATCCGAAAATGATTTTTTATGTTCCTCAATCCAATCAGCCACAAACTGTGGCACTTCTGGTTTTGGTTTGTTGAGTTTAATTTGATTAAGAATCTGAATAACATCAGCAAGCTTCAAATCATACGGCTTAGTTTGTAAATCTCTATATGCTATGTTATGTAATTTTTCTTTCGCTTCTTCAATATTCATTTGTTACCCTCCTAAATCACTAAAAGGCACTTCCCAAGTATAATCTTCATACTCAAGAGCTCGATTTTTTATCAGTTGACCAGAATGAATCTCAACTTCATGGGTAAACTCCATACCCATCTCAAAACCGAAAATATGTAGGTCAACATCATATTTCTTCGACAACTCTAAATAGTTTTCAGGGATAATAGTCCACGCTTGTTTGAAATTACCAATTGTAACAATATGTGTTTCTCCTTCATCACATTCGGGACTTGTCAAGCAAAAATTGATTTTTTTTGAATTAATAAATGCTCTTTTAGTGCCTTTTAAATAAAAAACATCTCTACCTTCAATTTCAAAGCTATAATATTCTTCATCTATATCATCAAACTTAATTAGTCCTTTTTCTAGTCTATAGCTAGATACAGGAACTTCTAAGATTTCATTCAAGTACTTTAGGATATTTGATCTGGTTCCTCTAATTTTTATAACACCTTCACACCAATTTGGCATATTTCTATCCTCCATTCCCAGTCAATTCTGCAAACTTTACAAATGTCATCCAGTGAGTTGTTCCTCGTCGCTGCCCAAAAAGTGGTGTAAACGGAATTGCTGATAAAACTTCTTTTACATTTATCTGGCAATCAGACCATTTAAAAACTAAAGTTCCACCTACTTTTAGAACTCTCATGCATTCTTCAAATCCTTTTGAAATATCTTCTTTCCAATTGTCTTTATCAAGTTGCCCGTATTGCGCTTTCATAATTGACTTTTGGCCAACATATTTTAAGTGTGGTGGGTCGAAGACAACTAAGTTAAATATATTATTTTCAAATGGCATATTTCTGAAATCTCCCAAAACATCAGGAACAACATTTACATGTTTACCATGTATGTCAAAAGTTTCTTGTCTAATATCCATGAAAGTTGTGTGTTCTTCGTTTTTATCAAACCAAAATAACCGACTACCGCAACAAGCATCTAAAATTTTTATGTCTGACATCCCTATCCCCCATTTCCAGTCAGCTCAGCAATCCGTTTTGTCTGTCTAGCTCTATCATCACTAGCACGTTTAAGCTGCTTTTGTGTCCTGCTTAACTGTGTCCGTAATTCTGTAATTTGTAGCTTGTAGTGGTCTTGCAGTGCGACGTTTAAAATAGATATAGCAATCAGCACAATCGATAAAAACGTTATGATATTGTTTCGTCTAATGTTCAATTTGTCTTTTTTTGCTAACTCATAAAGCAAGCAATCAATCATCTGTTGTTCAGTCATTTCGTCACCTCCTCTATCCACTCAATGACATCTAAATACATATTTGCTTGCGCTAACTGCCATCTCTCAAAATCGGACAGATTGTCTTTTCCCCACTCATATCCGATAAGCCACAAATCACGCTGTTCTGTCAGAAATGCAATTACTTCTTCTTTTGTCATTCTTCCACGCTTTCTAGTAATTCGCTGTTTTGATATATGTTTCCGATTGCTTCGTTCTCATCAACTTCAGTCCACAAACCAACCGCATCTTTACCTGTGTCAATTAACCAGCGACCTTCTAACATTTTTACTACACCTTTAAAATTTTTATATGTGTAATCTATGAGACGTGTTGTTAAAACTATATCACCATCAAAAATCTCAACGCCATTTTTATCAAACATTCCTGTTGATTGCATGAGTATAAGTTGCTTAATATCGCCTATTGCAACACCTCCATGATCATCTTTTAATCCAACATCACCGTTTTCGTAATCAATAAGGGTAACCTCATACATGCGTTTGAATTTCTTTGACCACGCTCTAAATTTTGGTATCATAACTCACCTCTCAAAAAATACTCTGCATCACTTTTAGCGATTAAGCTATCACGATAAACAATAGCTTCGTCTTTGGTCTTAAACTCTTTGTCTTTATAAACAGTAGGCAACACTCGTCCGCCAATGTGCTCATAAACCCTAACTACGTGTGTCATTTGCATTCTCCGTTTTCTCTAGCCAAATTGCCAGCATTGTGCAATAATTAGCCATGTCATTTAACGTGTCTGACAGGCTTTCTGAGACGTTTTTATCACTGCTTATAAGATTATATAGTCTATTGTATTTATCGCTTATACGTACGACACCAGCGATAAATCCGAAGTTATCCAAAGACTTTTCAAACGAGTTCCCATAATCTGCATTTTTAGCCAAAAACATTTGATAATTTTCGTTGTATGCAGCTTGCATACTCTCTGCGTTTATTTTATCTGCCATACTATACCTCCTCAGAAAGTCATTGCTGCGTACATCAATCGCTTAACTTCCTTGTAATGATCTAACTTTTTATCTCTGTGCTTTTTGTTTAACTTTATAAAAAGCTCCGTTTCGTGACTGTTTGGGTTGTGATACTCTCTGTATGATTTAAGATACAGCTGCACATAAATATCTTCGTCAAAATAATCTTTAAACGCTTCGATAACGTACGGCCTTGGCAAGGTTTTTCGACGTCTGTTATTTGTAACGCTACATCTTATTAGCTCAGCTTTTTTGCAATCTACATCTAGCTTTTTAATTTGCCTTACAATCCCATTGTCAAAAATTTTGTAAAATTTATCTATTAATTCATCTGTCAATTTCTTCAATCCTCACTTTTATTCTTGGATTCTGACTGTATTTCTTCTTTGCTCTTAAATCGCATACGATATTGTCATCTGACCAAACAATGCCTGATTTCTGTATTCTGTCGTAACCTGCATCGGAAATACTATCAAAAACAGCTTTAATCAGATTATCAATATCAGGCTTCTTAGCGTGCCATATAAGCTCACGCACGAAGTTCTGATATATTTGTATTGTTTTATCTTTAGAACGCTGTGTAGGCTCTTTTGATAGCGTTTTGGGGGCTTTCATGTAAAAGATTACCTCTACCTTTATGCAATCATCGAAAAACGGTCCATCATAATTTTTTTCTATCCATCCAGAAACCTCTTTTCGCCATCTCTTCATCTTTGGATCTTCGTACGTACCAAATTTGCTGAACTTAGGTCTAGTTTGAGGTTTTGGTTCGATTGGTATTTCAAATTCTGTTTTAAAAGTCATATTCCTCTTCAATCCCTACCAACAATGCAATTCGTTTTGAGCTAGCTAACGCTTGATATGATTTAGTCATGTACTGTTCTATTGTTGCTTTTTTAATTCCAAGCCGTGCCGATAACTCATCTTTTGTGCCAACGTCAACAAATCTGTCATCATGATAGATTGCATATATTCTTTGTTTTTTAACCATTTTTAAAATCCACACTCGCCCTAAAATTTGTGTGTGAGCATTGGCAAGGACGAGTGTAAAAATCCTTTATATTACCGACTTTATCGATAAGTAGGCTATTTTCCTTTCTTGCTCGGAAAATGTTATTACTGCAAAGCCCGAGCCTCACTCTGCAATAAGTTATTAATAAATCATTACTCTTTGTGTTAATTGTTTAGCTCTGCAATATTCACACTTCCCGCAAGGTTTTGGTGGTTCTGTGCCTTTTTTTACTGCGTCTAATCGCTTAATGTTTTGCGCTAACTCATTTAATTCATTTTGCATAGCGTCTACATTTTGTATTCTGATGGCTCTTGTGTCTGATGGTGTTTCTTTTGTTACTGCGTAAATAATCGGCTCAAAAGGTTTATTATACTTAGCTTCCAGCATTGTTTTGTAAGCAGCCACCTGCAAGATATACCCATAGGCCTCAAACCAAAAAACTCGCTCTTCACCGTTCCAAACTTTATCATCTATGGGACCTTTTGTTGTTTTTATATCAACAAAATAACCACGTTCGACATTCAAACAGTCAATCTTTCCCTTAAATTCAACCTCGCCAAGAAATCCAGTTATTGCTACTTCTTTTTCGCCTTGATATATAGCGCTGAAATTACCGTCACTTTTAAGTGCTTTAATCATCTGTTCTGCGACTAAGTAGTCTTTTTTAAGTTGACCCTTAGTTGCGCCTCGGCTAGAAATCATTTCAAAACCGTTTTTTTCTTTGAATTCTTCATGAGCTTCTTTACTCTCAAAGTAAGAGTGGACATAGTTCCCGACGAGCAGCGCAGTGTTATCTCTGGTATCTGTCCAATCCCCTTGCAATTCAGCAAGCGCCCTCGTTTCGCATTCTCTAAAACGCTTGTACTGACTAATAGACCAGTACTTAATTGATGATTCATTGCTATAATAGTCCTTTCCAAGCAAATCTAACTTCGTCATGGCATTAAGTCTCCAAGATTATCAAAGAGATTACCTTCGCTAGCTTTAATTTCACCAGTTTCTTGGTCAAAATCCGGAATTTCATCTGCCGGATAAGAGGTATCTTCTAAAACCGTCTTATTTTCGTCTGTGAGCGTTTTTTCTGGCTCCGAATGTAAATCTTCAGTTACGTCTTTTAAATTGATAGGAGCATCCTTATTTTCACTCTGATGACCTATTAAGTCATCTAGGCTATTTTTTTCTTGAGGTGTGATGTCTTTTACTTGTCTGTCATTGTCATACTCGTTTTCTGTTGTTCGGTTCACAGCATCTACAAACAAATCATTGTCATCGCTCGTATTGAAGAATTGCTTAGCCGCTCGATTAATGACTGTTCGTTTTGCCATTTCTTGCGGGAAGTCATTTTGAACATTTTTGGTTTTTGCTTTTGACCATGACTTATCAATTTCTTTTTTGGTCATAACTGTCAAAATCTTTTCACTGTCTTCTTTTTCGATAATGCAATAAGCTCCGACAATTTCGTTATCTGCATTCATCCAATCGGTATCGTGACTAACAAACACTTTGCGACCATTTTCGTTTTTGATTTTAAATTCATCGCCTTTGTAAATTACTTCTGCGTAAATGTCTTTCACTTCAGGAAGTTGCTTAACAACTTTCATAGTGCCAAAGTACGAACGCGTCAACTTAACAGCGTTTCCATAAGGCACAAAGTAACATTGGTTTTTAGCAGGGCTAAGACCTTGGGTTACCATATCGAGCAGCGCATTATAAATGCTATCTTGGTCTTTATTTAACAGGTTCCCATTTTTTAAAGCATAATACGCCGAGCTAAGTGCATTGCTTACGCTGTATTTTGGTGCAATCATCAACCCATCAGAATCTTTCATTTGATTGATTCGTGTCGCAACGTTTGAAGTCACTTGTTTTTGCGTTAGTTCATTACTCATTTACTTCCTCTTTCTATGCTTTAATTGCCAGTTTTCAGCTTTCAAGCGTTTCAACTGTTTTTTAAGCTCTATGTTTTCTTCCGCTTCTTGTAAATAATCAGTCATCAACTCGCTGTATCTATTTTGCCAATAACGAGTAGACTCGTATAACTCTTCGCTGTCTCGTAAATAGTCAATCGTAAATATAAAAGCGTCTCTAAAATTACCGTCAAAAGTTACGAGTTCACCATTAATTCTAATTTCTACCATTTTTACCACCTAAAAAGTTTTCTAGCTTCTCTTTGACAAATTCAAGCATAGCTTGTAACCTTTTGTTTTCAACTCTTAGATTATTGTTATTTATCATTAAGTCTACTAATGACTTGTCTTTTTCATTGCATTGTCTTGTCAGATAATCAATGTCTTCATTTTTGTCAACGATTTTACTTTTTAAAATTTCGTTTTCTGTTTTCAGCTCTCTAATTCTATTTTCAAGTTCTGTGATAAGTTTTAATTCTGCTTGATTATCCAAAATCAACCCTCCCTTTTAGCATTCTCAACTGTCTATACTCTTCAATTTTTTTATTTCGACTAGTTTCATCTAGAGCCATGATTCTTGCTGCATGCTCTTCTGACAAGCCGAAAAATGTTGTTAATGTTAGTTCCATAATTTCATTCTTTCGTCTTCCATTCCTTCAAATTCCATGATATGGCTTTTATCACAACCTTTTCGTATACGTGATGCAATTCTTTCTCCATACGTCTGTCTAATTTCAGCTGGTGTAAGATTTGTCGTGATGATTGTATTTGTACGCTTGTTAAGTAAGCTATATATAATACTTGTCGACCAATCGCTAACCTTTTCAGCACCTAAATCGTCCAAAACTAGATAATCAACCTCTTTTAATTTGTCCAACCAAAACGCCTCTTTACTAAAGTCTCGCTTTATTTCTGATAACAAATCAGTAACGTTTACAAGTAGTCCTAGCTTCTTCGTCTTATCTGACAGTCCTCTGATAATGCTGTAAGCTAGATGACTTTTGCCTCGTCCAGCTTTACCAGTCATGATAATGTTACCCTGACCTCCTTTAAACCAATCGTTAGCCATTGTTTTAGCCCAAACAAGCACTTCTTTATGTTTGATTGTGTCAGTTCTAAAATTATCAAACGATGCGTTTTCCAGTTCGCTATCCATGATTGATAACCTTTTTAGATAGTACAGCCGTTTGTTTTCGAGTTCTCTCTCATATTGTTTTTGAACGTGTAAATCGTTTTGATTTTCCAAATCTTCTTTGTGACATTTAGGGCAAACTGTCAAACCAGTTTTAAGGATTGTGATATAGCTACAGTCATGCTTGTCACAAATTGTCTCTTCTTTTTTGGTATTTTTTTGATAGGACAAAGCGATTTTATCAAGCGCATTCTCATCACCAAGTATCATACTCACTTACCTCTTCTTGCTTAGATTTCCTAGATTTCTCTTTAGCTTCTATTTGCTCAATTGTCGTGATGTTGTCATCTCTCCAGTTACGTAAAATACCTCTAACATAGTTAAGATTAGTTTTTCCTTGAAGCTTAGTTCTTTTGATAGCTTCCTTAATTAAGTCATGATTATTTTCTTTAATCATCGTACGAATAGTTTCAATTTCCATAGGAGACAACAACCGACCAAATTCTTGTTCCGCTATACTATATATATAGTTAGTAGTTGTCTGATTAGAAGGCACTAAGTTTTGGTTATTTAGTATTGATATATTAGTATTGATATTATTAGTATTGATTCCCTGTAAATTATTCAGGTCTTGACCTGTAACTTTTACAGTTCCGTGCTGTAAATTATTCAGGTCTTGACCTGTAACTTTTACAGTTCCATTGATATATAAGCGGTTGGGTTTGTTTATACCCTGTCTGACCTCGTTTAATAAGCCGAAATTAGACAGTTCTTTTTTAGATTTTATGATTGTTTTTTCTGAGCATTTAAGTAGTTCCATAAATTGCTCGTTTGTAAAGTACATATAAACCTTACCGTCATCATCAAACCACTTATTTTCCACAGATAGTGTTCTACGATCAAACAACAACATATAAATTAATTTTGCTTTATCGCTCAGAACGTTATATGGCTCTTTTAACAACCACTGCGGAAACTGATAAAATTGGTTGTTTTTTACTTCTTCAATATGCATCGTTCATCGCTTTCAATAAAATCTTCTTTTAACATGTACGCCCTCTATTATTACGTTCAATCATATTGTCGTAACGTCGTGCATTGGCTTCCCAGCCGTTATTTTCAATCGTCCATTTTGGTTTTTCTTCCTGTTTTTTTGGTTTTGCAAAAATAAAATTAAATAGTTTCATGTTGTTTCTCCTCTAGCACTCCCCAGCGCTTATTGTTTCATTAAGTGTTTAATTTCGTTAACATCAGCAAGACAGTACATTTTGTCTTTACCGTTTTTAAAAGATTTAAGGCCATAGCTCTCCATGCGTTTTATAGTTTGCCATGAGTAGCCGTATTCATTGACGAGTGCTGTTTGGTTGACCCACCGATTCGCTAAATCTTTTTCTTGTATGAGCTCCTTAAACTCATCAAAAAGTTCTTCTGCTATCTGCTTTTTGAGTAGATCGTAAGTAAGTTGCGATTGCATGGATTTATCACCTCTTTCGTGGTATAATTAAGTAAATTAAGTTTGTTTAGAGTCCGATTCCCGTCGGACTTTTTTTGCTATCCTCCTGTGATATAATGACATTATCATTACTGAAAGGAGGATAAGTTATGAATTGGAATCAAATCATCGTTACTTTTTTAACTGCCTGTGTGCCTGCTTTGATTGCTTATTTAACCAGTCATTTTCAAACTAAGGCTAAGTTCAAAGAATTAAAAATCCAACACGAACATGAAATTGAACTGATAAAACTTCAACAAGCTAACAAGCAAGACGATTTACAAAATCAATTGATGTTTGACGCTCTTGCCCAAATTAATCTTGCTGAAACTATGAAAGAACCTGTTCAGCAAATGATGGCAACTCAGTTAAAACAAGCTTTCGAACAACAGCGCAAAAATTAACTATCATGACCGATATCCTCTTCTGAAGGTGTCGGTATTTGTTTTGCAATAATCTCAACGGCAATTTTTATGCCGGTTAAGAAACCTTTTCCATAATCAGAACCTGAAAATTCTAAGATATTTTCAGTGATCAACTGCTTGATATTTTCTTCCATCCCTTCTCCTTTCTAAGCTACATCGCCTTTTTCTAAACTGGCAGATATTCCTGGTTAAGGAATTTATTAATAAAGTATTGTTGCCCTTTTCCGGTTACAAGGGGTGTCTTGCTTACTGTAATATGGCCATCAGAATGGGTGATGCTAGTTTCCTTGACCCTTATAAGTCCAAGCTCTACGCTTTTCTGAGTAGGCATATTCCAATCTCGGCCATTACGCTTGATAAGATAGCCGTGTTTACGAAGCCAAGTGAAGAGACGAGTCGCTCCAATATTTACCCCATTCTGCTTGAGTAACTTTGCAAGTTCTCCGACCAATATAGAGGTATGGCTAGCACTTACAGCATCTGCAAACAGTACCTTGGGACGGTCCGCCTCAATCTGAGCCTCTAATTTATGCACTTTCTTATCTGCCATCAGCAACGCCCTTGCCATAATTTTCTCAGGACTGTTGAAATCTTTTTCAACCTGGATGAAGTATTTACGGACTTCTTTAGATTTTTCATTGCGTTGAAGCATAGCTATCTCTTTTGCCATGTCTAACTTTAGAACGTGGTCTGTATATTCTGTTTGATTTCCCTGAGCTGTTACTCTTTTTTGAGCAATAGCTACGAAGTCTTGACTTTCTTCAAAACCGTAATCAATCATGCGTTTCAACCAATCGTTATACTTAGTTTTTATTTCTAATGCTTTATGTAAGTCACGACCACTGACAACTGGCTCATGATTTTCATTTAGTGTGATGCTAATTAGTTCGTCCATAAATCTCCTTTTTGTATGATTTAAAATCATATGTTTAATAAAATTTTTTAAGCTCCGAGAATATCGCTAGACTTTACGTTGAAATAACGACAAAGTTTAATTAAGTTTTCACCTCTGATTACTGTAATATCTTTTTCCCACGCGTTAATTGTTTGGGTTGATACTCCAATAGCACTAGCTAACTTCTCTTGGCTCATTTTGTTTTCTCGCATTCTTAATTCTGCGATTGTGACATTAGGTTTTGGCATTTTCTCACTTCCTTTCAATTGTTAGTTTTTTTAATAGCTTAGCTATGATTATATATTACATGATTTAAAATCATATGTCAACAACTAAATTGATTTTTTTTCATATTTTTTTGTTTTTTATATTATTCCACTTGATAATAAATCATTTATACTATATAATGTACTTATAAAAAACAGGAGCAAATAATATGACAACACACTTGGAAATTGGAGAAAGAATAAAAAAACTAAGAGAAGGGAAAGGGCTTGAGCAGTTAGATGTAGCTAATATGTTAGGTTATAAATCACAGAGCACTATTTCTAAGTGGGAGAGTGGGACAAATCTACCTACTGGAAAAAATATGATTAAGTTAGCTCAAATTTTTGGGGTTACTAGCGATTATATTTTAGATGGAGAAAATGACGAAAAAGAAACTCCTTCTATTGACCTTTCAAATCTTCGTGAACGTGTCGTAATGTTTGACGGAAAACCTCTATCTGATGAAGATGTTAGAAAAATAGAGCAAATTATAAAACTTTCTTTAGGAGTTTCGGGAAATGAAGATTGATGAATTGCTTAAAAAGTATAAAGTGTCACTTTTTTTATTCGATGGGGGATTGTGGGAGCGTGACGGCTTCTACTTCCCCGACTTAAGAATTATATATGTAAATGATAAGCTGTCAGAAATAGACAGGGATAAGGTTGTTTTACACGAGCTAGGACATATGATTAATAATCACAATCCTTACGATTACAAAAGACTGTTGTTGCAGTACGAAAATCAAGCAGATAAATACATGATTAGAGAGTTGTTGAAAGATTATCTCGCTAATCATGATATTTATAGCTTTGACTGGTTAAAATTTGCGAATCATTACAAAATATCAACAGTTTGGGGGCAGGAGATGATTCGCAAAGAATTTAATAAATTAATATAAATAATAATGTGCAATGCCTGAATCACGTTAAAAGCTGAAAAAGGAGAAAAATATGGGAAAAAGAGTTAACAAATTAGTTTATGCTTTACTAGCTATTTTTTTGGGTGGAATCGGAGCGCATAAGTTTTACGCTGGAAAAATCGGACAAGGTTTTTTATATCTTATCTTTAGTATTACTATTATCCCTAGTTTTATAGGTTTTATCGAAGGACTTGTTGCACTCGGAAAACAAAGCGATGAACACGGAAATATTATTGTTTAAAAAATAAAAAACCTCACGCTCAATTTTTGGTCGAGGAGAGCGTGAGGCAAGACAGTATAAGAAACAAGCATTAAAAAGGTCGTTTTCTTGTACCTAATTATATCATTTTTAGGAGGTGATGCCAATATCCTATCTCAAAATCAGCACTCCCCAGCGCAAAGAGAGAGGAAAAAACAATGATTGAAAAATACACTAAAAAAGATGGCACAACTGCCTATCGCTTAAGAGCATACCTTGGTGTTGATCCCATGACTGGTAAACAAGTCAGGACAACTAGGCAAGGGTTTAAAACAGAAAGAGAAGCTAAAAGAGCCGAGGTAAAACTTATTGATGATTTTCAGCGTCAAGGCGCTTGGAAAAGCAACGATAAAACTACATTTGACGATGTAGCCAAACTGTGGTTTGAGCAGTACCGAAATACAGTCAAACCGTCAACATTTCTGGTTAACCAAAACTACTATAAAACAATTTTAAAGCCACATTTAGGACAACTGCAAATGACGAAGATAACTGTCATGATTTGTCAAAAATTTGTGAATTGCCTATCTCGATATAGCGGTTATAGGCTTTATCTAAGTTTAGCAAACAGAATTTTTAAATTTGCTGTCAACTTAGGTATTATTGATAATAACCCCATGAGCAAGACGTTGAGATCAAAGTGCACTTACAAAAACATGGATACACTCACCAAAAAATATTACACAAAAGAGGAATTGAATGCTTTCTTGAGGATTGTGGAAGCTGAAGAAACTCTAGAGATGCGTCTGATTTATAGATTGCTGAGTTATGGCGGTTTTAGGATTGGTGAATTAATAGCTTTAAAAGATACCGACTTTGATTTCCGCAACAATACTATCAGCATTACAAAAACCATTGCTTATACAAAAGAAGGATGGGCTGTACAATCTCCTAAAACCAAAAAAAGCAATCGCACCATATCAATGGACGCTGAGACCATGACGTTAGCCAAATTATATATTAAGCAAAGTATCAAACCTTTACACGGATCGTTTAAATTGTTTAATTTTGCTAGCGACACCGTGAGAAAAAGACTGGACAGATTTATATTGAAGCATGGATTAAAAAGGATTACTCCCCACGGGTTTAGACATACCCACGCTTCGTTGTTGTTTGAGGCTGGGATTCCCGCTAAGATTGCACAAGAGCGGTTAGGCCACGCTAAAATAGCAATCACGATGGATTTATATACTCACTTATCCAAAAAATCAAAGGATAATGTTGCTGACAAATTGGCCGAACTCGTCGCTATTTAACACAAACGTAGTGGGGAACGTAGTAAGTCTGTTTTTAGACTTTAAAAAAGCCTTGATATCAATGATTCTGAGAGGTAATCTTATATTATAACAAAAAA